GGGATTTTCATAGGAAATATCTCCCGACCATTGAATTTCCGAACGAATCTCATCAATGAATGGCATGTTGAATTTTTCAGGAAATTGCCAAGAAACTATGATATATGGATTACAATTTACCACGAAATTCTGGATAATCTGATCCAGATCTTCTTTGAAATAACAGATGATATTCACATCTAGAGTGAGATTGACAGGAATTGGTGTTGGAATTTTCGCAAGTCTATTGGTAGAATCCAACTGTTTTCTATACAGAAATTGATCTTTATTTGAAATTCTGGAAGGATCACGAGCCAAGCTTGTTTGCTCAATCGTCACTACAGGAAGGGTGAGCGTCTTGGCTCTATCGCTCAGATCGTGGAGAACGCGATGTTTAGGTCCATTGACATAGCGAACCTCAATCTTCTCCTTTGCTACGCGAGTGCGAGCATCATAGCGATACACAAATGCATCGTCAAACGCTGCGACGAACATGTTGAGGAGATTGGAATTTTCGAAGAAGTATGAATAATCGTTCATTACTTCTTATACTTAATCATGGTAGATCAATACGAATGGAATCTGGGTAAATCCCATCTTTTCTCCTCTTCCAACCACCTTTCAAATCTATGCCATAGAAAGCAATAGGATATTTAATCCATTTTTTATTATACCAATAGGGATTTTTACCAATTTGCCATTTCCAGAGTGATCCATATTTGGCTTGAATGTGCCAAATTCCAATTCTTATGTTAATCCAACAGTCGCTCATATTATTAATATATAACACCACATTATACGATGTCAACGAATTTTTATGAAAAAATCATGGAAAAATCATTAAAATTGACTAAGTAATATAGTATGGAACCAATAAAGAAAAAAATAGAATTGTATGTGACTTCCGAAATGAAGGAACAAATTCGCAAGATTGCCAAAAAGTCTGGTCTGACTATGACCGAATATATCAAAAGAATACTGGAGGAGAAATTGAATGAGACTAACTGATAAATTTGAGAAGAAACCGGGGGTGTATATCATTCGCAATGAGGTGAATGGGAAGTATTATATTGGGGAGAGTATTAATATCCATGCTAGAATGGGTGGTTATAGAAGCAATGGCTTACAACTCATACATAAAGCAATATTAAAATATAATATTGATAATTTTGATATTGACGTTTATTATCTCCCTGATTTTGATAAAAACGGCTTACATGATTTGGAGGAGCAAATGATAATAAAATTTAATTCATTGGCACCAAATGGTTATAATGTATTACGAAGAGGTAAAAGCTTTGTAGGATTTAATCATACCGAAGAAGCGAAGAAAAAAATATCAGAAAAAGCAAAAAATAGAATAGTTTCTGAAGAAACCAAGTTAAAAATTGCTATGAGTATGACTGGTAAAAAGATGTCACCAGAAGCAATTGAAAAAAGAGTTCAATCATTTTCGGGATTTAAACATTCTGATGAATGTAAACAGCGTATGTCAGAATTAAAAAAAGGAACTAAAATGTCTGATGAAGCTAGAAAAAATATGTCAATTGCTAGAAGTGGTGAAAAACATAATAATTACGGTAAAAAAGTTTCCGAAGAAGAGCGACAGAGATTAGCAGGACTTCGAAAAGGTTTATCACCAACTATAAAAGGTGAACACCATTCTGAAGAGACGAAGAAAATTTTAGCAGAAAAAGCAACTGGAAGAATAAAATCAGAAGAAACTAGAATGAAACTTTCGATGTCTAATAAAGGAAAGAAAAGACCTAGAACAGAAGAACACCAAAGAAAAATAGCGGAAGCAAATAGAGGTAGAAAAGCTTCAGATGAGACGAAGCTTAAAATGTCATTAGCCAAAAAAGGTAAAAAACATCCACCTCGTTCTGAAGAATGTAGATTGAACATGTCTATTTCCCGAAAGGGAAAACCAAGTTCTAAAAAAGGTATAAAATATACAGAAGAACAAAAAGCTATAATGTTAGAAAAAAGAAGACATAATAAATTATTAAAGGAATCCAATAGTTCTCTCCTCAAATGAATTTTCCACGCTTGTATTTTTACGATGGTTGAATATTTCAGATAAAGTCATTTCCTTGTCAATTTTAACACTTATATCACAAAAGTCGGCTAATCGTTGTCCTTCTTCAATTGATAGACTTGATACTTTATATTCAAAGTATAACCGTCCTTTCCGTAATAATGCAGCATCAATTTTTTTAAGATCACAGTTGAATGTGCATATAACTTTCATTTGTAATGCGTCTTTTAAAAAACCATCACAGATCGAGAGCAAATTATTGGTTCCAGAATTTCTATCAACTGATAAAATCTCCTCCGCATCTTCGATGATCAGAAAATTTTTCTTGTTCTGTAACATGAATGAAATGAATCCGGGGGATGAAATAACTGATACCATGGATGGAGGAACGTATATAACATCCTCTTCTGCTTCCATGATAAGATTCTTCAGCAGGTTTGATTTTCCACCACCGGGAGGTCCATGTAAAAGTAGAAGGCTCTCCGTGTTCTCATCCTTCATGAACTTTTTGAATTTATCGTATGGAAATTTTGAGCCATAGTAGATATCGTAGCGATTGTCCTTAATCTCAATATTAGCAAAACTTGTCTTCTGCTTCGTCAATCCGTGCTGCGTTTGAGCAATCATATAAAAATTTTTTTCAGAAGTAGGAAGAAACAGAAATTCTCCATCCACAAAATCCTTCAAAAATTCCTCAATCCTTCTCCTATTCTTGATCATAGGAGAAAAGCTGATAGTGATACTCCCGCTTGGTGATAATTCCTCTAAATCATTATCATCCTTCTCAACCTTATCTTCTGGCATACCAAATGTAGCCCGAATCATAAGCGTCAGATCATCACAGAAATAATATCCTGTATTGTATTCATTGATTTTAAATTGTTGTGTGACATCAAATCCCCATTTTCTTAGGAAATCATGGATTTTCTCGATCTGATGCTTGTCAAAAATATAGTCATCTATTGCTAGAGACACATGGGAGATATTCCCATATTTCTGTTCAAACTCTTGGGGGTATTCGGAAGAGCCAATGAATTTTCCCTGCTGGGAAACCCAAAATACATTTTCCAAAGATTTATCAATTATTGTTTTTAATTTACTCACTTTATTCTTTTTATTCTTTTTATATATTTCTGGATATCCCATTTCCACTTTTACACTTCCTTCTAAAAATTTTTCAAGCTGTGCTGGATTCACAATTGGAATTTTATTAATATCAATCATATTTTAATTAAATCTATCAAGAAAGAACTTCGGCAGCTTTTTCTTGTTCCTGTTTATAGCATCAAAAATGCTCCCGTCAAGAATATATGTTTCACAATAATCATCTTCCGATCTAACACTACGACCACAAGCCTGAAGCAAAGTCTTTAGCATCGCATTACCATACCAATCCTTATCGATTTTCATCAATTTTTCTACCCTCACATCCTTTGTTGGTAGCCATGGTGCTTTGAGAATGATTTGAAAGCGAGACAAATCACCTTTTAAATCCACACCATATGTCATTGATGGGGACACTAAAATAGTCGGTTCACTGGACGATTCATGAGTTTCCAAAAGCTGTTCATTATTCACTCCTGCTTCTCTACAAAGCAAACGATCTGATTTTATATTTTCTCGGATGTAATCAGCCAAATATTGAGTGTGGGTATGGATGATACCTATTTCATTAGCATGGTGTTCCATAATACCTTTGATCTGTTTCAACAAAGTTGGAAGCATGGATTTCAGATTTTGGAAATTTAATTTCTGTTTTGCCATGATATGAATCGGTGACTTCTCTGGATTAAAGTCTGTTCCAATGTGGATATATTCATGATCTTTAATACCAAGAGATTTGCAATAAGCATCAGGGTCAATAATCGTCGCAGAAAGAATGACTACCTTTTCAGCACAATCAAACAAATATTTTGAAATGATATCAACTTTTAAAGGAATAAATCGAATAGCATTTTCCAATCTTTCTACGATGTAATCGCTATCGTAGAAAGTATCAATCAATAATTGTAATGAATTTTGAAGATTGGTAAGTTTAGTATATTCCTGTTTCTTTTTATTGAAAGTGATAATATCTTTTTTATTACTATTCTCACCAAACCAATTTTTGTATTCATCCACAGAATTTGTCACGCTCTCTGCAACCTTACTAATCCATGCTAACACTTTGGTTTTGTTATTATCATCATTGGGAAATGAAGTGACCAGTGTTTGGGTCTTCATAAGAAATGGGATATCCACTACACATGTAAATTGACCGACTAACTGCTCTTCTAATTCTGAACCCTCATCGCATACAATAATTTGTCTTTTTTTGAGATGGTTGGGAAGAGAGAAAAACATGCTGTAATTCAAAGCAGAAAACCTTGACGTTAGCATGTTATTACGAGAATTGTAATATGGGCAACGATTAGCTTTCCAACACTCATTCTTTTGATTTGCCACATAAATACACGGCGCAATATCAACTGATAATGTATCATCCACATCACACTGGTAATTACTTTTACCTTTCAGGACTCCTGTATCATCGAAAGTATTTTGGTATTGGTCTTGAAGAGATTTGGTAATTGTCAAAGAATAACATCCAAATGAATCGATATCTTTCATCAATTCTGCGCCGTTTTCAGCAAAAATGCTATAATTCTTTACAAGTCGTTCAAATTCAACGGGAACATCTTTAGATACATTCCCAAGGGTTTTAGCTAAGTGTGTTTTACCTACCCCCGTGTCTGCATGGACGATTACAAATTTTTTACCATTTTCAAATGCCTTTTAAATAGCATTAAGAGCTTTTGCTTGTTTATCACGAGGGTTAAATCCCTCTGGGAAGTTTAATATTAAGTTACGAATTTTCTAAAATTTTAATTTCAATATCAAAAGATACTTGATATGAGGATACTACTATGCAATTTTAAGATGTCAAGACATAAAGATAATTATCGAAAAATTTTGAAATATCTGATTTGTTAATTGCTTTCATCTTCCAATAAACCTCTTCAGTTCTTGGACAGAATGCGCTCAGAGAATAATCGAAAATAAATCCATTTTCAATATTTTTTATATCATAAGGGTAGGAGATTTCCCATTCTTTGGCTTCCCCATCCTCTTCAATTTTAAATCTTACAAAATTTTGTTTCGTGTTAAACATTTGTATTTTACCCCCTTTGATTGTTCGGGAATTCAAAACAAATTTCACATCACGGAAAATTAATTTTTTTAAATGTTCTTCGATTCTATTCATGGGTAAGGGTCGAGATTGAGTTCGTTGTCCATGTATCGCAATTTCTCATTTGGACTCATGGGGAATATATTTTCATTAAAAAACTTCCAAAAGTTATCATCTGCTGGGATTTTTTGGACGAGATAGCACATGTCCATTGAGACGTTTCTAAAGTCCTGCATGAAGATATCCCATGTAACTACTAAATTGTGTTTACGCTCATCAACTTTTTTAGGTTCAAAGGAACCTGAAAAATTCAAAGTTGTTTTACCATTATAGGAATTAAGAATCCCCATGCTGTTCGTACACAACATCTGACGAAGAATAGGTCGTCCTGGTGCGCGTTCAGGTCGTCTACGAACAATTAATAAATCACAAATGTTATTTTTCAATAACGATTGTAATTCATTTCTCCTTAATTTTTTCAGCATTTACTTCACAAACGCCAAACATGCGCTGCTCATTCAAGAACAATCCGTTCTTCACTTTACCATGACCTGTTACTTCCAAGTTGGTGATCGGAATACCCATATTATTAGGGAACACTACGATATCACCAACTTCAGTGTATCGCACGTTTGGTCCTTTGAGGATGACTTTACCTTTCCTCCAAGCATTATGAACTTGAGCAACAGGAATCGCAATTCCTCCACGTAGAATATAGTCACCAGTTTCTTCACCAGTGACCAAATCACAATATTCAAGAAGCATTACATCATCAAACAGTTTAGATAGACTATAATCATCCAAGCCAAAATCACTTGGTAGTGCTTTATCACTGAGATCAATGTGGGATTTTTGAGGAGCTAACTTGTCAATGCTTACTGTCATGGGAATATTTAGAGAAAATTATCCATTGTCAACTCATATTTGGATAAATAATTCTCCCATTTTTTATCATCATAATTGATGATATTTGTAGGCATATCCTCTCCAAAAATACAGCCTCCCATATCAGAATCATATTTCTCACCCCAATATGACTCCACGCCCATTCTAGTCATACGAATTATATTCCACTCAGGATTTGAAAAGAACTTCTGAGTATTAAACCAGAAAAAATTTCCAGCATAAAACCATTTCGCATTTGTCCCACATCCCAATCCAAAATTTCTTTTAATACAGCCACTTGATATATTATCCTGTAATTGTTGTTCAACAATTCCCATATCTTTTAAATTGAAATAATATAATATATTTCGCCAAATTCTTTTATTTTTCAATTTTTTATCATTAGATTGATAGTGGGGGGACACACCCTTTGAATGTGCATAAAAGGTTATACCGTCAGGTGATTTATTTTTTAAATATTCACACATCATAATAAATGGTGGCGTTTCTCCAAATTCTTTAACATTATTATATCTCATAAAATGAATTGTGTTATCTTGAAAGTATTGTTTAACAAAATCAAAATCCACCAATCCTTCTCCACTGGCAATTGTAATGATTTTAACTCCAGTAAATTTGGATATAAATTTTTTAAGAATATCCACATTCATTTTCCACTCATCATTGGAGTTAAATGGGCAAACATAATAAATGAGATTCTTTTTCATATAATATGTTTTGCGCATAATTCAAAATCGTCTTTATATATATCTTTTAAAATATTCAGACTACTTACAGAATACTCAAAATCAGTCCTATTAGATTTGTTAAAATGACTGATCTTTATATCAATCCCAAGTGTTTCATTCAACAATTCTATTTCTTCATCCAATTTATAGAAATTCATAATTCGCCACGGATCAAATATCCATGCAGATTGAGGATGAAAAACCCAATCGGTTTTTATGAGCCCCCCATTTACGTGATGATACCCTTTATGTATTTTCATAAAATGACTCGCCCTATAATCCGATTCTCCCAAAGCTTGTAATAACTCGTCAGGGTTGTTGAAAAAATTAGAATTGGGATTATTTCTATATGTTTTCAAGTAAAAAAATGCTGACGTAAATCTATCAACAGGTTCCCTTAAAATATAGATTTTTTTATAATTTATTATTTTTTCTTTAAGAACACCATGTCCGAAAAAATCGATTTCTGGTATGTCTTTCAACGCTTTCTCAATCGATTGTCCCGCATTTTTAGGAATATGTATGAATGCGTAATCAGCCATTATCCATATTTAATATGTCGATATCACCATTTGGCAATACTTTAATTTCAACACTTTTACCTCGCTGTTTAAAAATTTTATCTAATAGTAGATATTTATTATATCCGTCACAGTCTGGTGTTATATTAAATTTTTTGTTTAATAAATTCAACTCTATCAATTGTTCGTATGCAATGTTTTGTATTCGTGATTCTGTGAGTTGACATGATAAATGAAAATTAGATGTGGAAAATCCATAAACAAAATCGCGTTCATTTTCATTTTCATCTTTTTTGAAATTTTTTAATTTGTGGTGTAATTCTGCATCTTCTTGAAAATTATTAGTGCTGCTATATCCTCCAACATCAAAAAACATTTTCTTCCGATATGATTTATTATTCATCCCACCATTACAAGGAGAAAATTTATCCGCATATACAGTATATGAGGGAAAATTTCTATATGCTTCCACAGAAGGATCAGCATATTGTTTCATGTGATTTGATAAACGATTGGGTAAGAAAATATCATCATCATCCCATGGATGTATCACATCAAAATGTCCATATGCTGCCCCCAAGTTTCTTTTTTCACCAACTGATATCTTTTTTGTCAAATTCATAACAGTAACATTATCATAATCACATTCCAATGTTATGTTTTTATCATCATTGATGATGACCAAATGCTTATCATTATAGTCTTGCTGTAAGAATGATTCCAACAACCTCCCCAAATAAGGGATTCTTCCATAAGTTGGACATATAACAAGTGCTTTCATAATATATTCGTATAATCTTTATATCCATTTTCAATATCACTAAAATTTGAATATTGTTTTGTCAAGGATGAACCGTCATCTTTGGTAAGCAAAAAACAATCATGCGTATTATGAATTTCTGCTACACTAACATCAAAACAAATATGGTTTTCGAGTTTTAGTAAAATATCATACATGGTGTGATTACACGCATAACTATGTAATGCATAGCTATAATGCAATTTGTAGATATTTTTTTCTATGTGCGTTGGGCGATGTATGTGATACCCTCCAAAATAAATCATATCCCATCTCGGAATATGATTTATATTATTTTCAAACACGTTTAAAATATCATCGTCCAATACAACATCGTCTTCAAAAATCAAAACATTTTCAACATTATCGTTTTTACACTTTTCAATTATTCCACAATGACTTAATGTGCATCCGTATGCTCCTCGCTTAATATTTGGAGGTATGTTATCCAAATGTTCATGATCTATTGCAGAAAATCTCTCAACATTTATTCCAAATTTTTCAAACTGTTTTGAAGCATGTTCCCAACGATCAGGTCGTCTATCTAAATTTATACAATAGATTTTTTTAAAAAAAATATTTAAAGCATTCATTCTATTTTTCTTTTTCTGGAGATATATTTAATATTTTTTCTTTTCAATTTAGGAATCACATTTTCAAAGAATCGAAATGCTTCTTCATCCGTATCGAATATCTGTGAGTATCTGTTCACTGTCTCATTAGCATAATTCAACAGATCTTTATCATAGAAACTCAAGTAACGAGTCACCATATAAGGAGAGAACTCTTCCAATAATTCGTTAGTCATCTCACCTTTCTTATCAAAAAGAATATGATTTATTGCGTTAAACATAAGCGATTATTGATGATGTTTAGATATTCCTCACTGATCTCACTGCCTACAAAATTTCTATTATTTTTCATAGCCATTTTAGCAGTAGTCCCACTTCCCATGAACGGATCATATACCAAATCACCTTCATTTGACCAACTTAAAATATGATCTTCTGCTAATTTTTCGGGAAATGCTGCTGGATGTCCAGTTTTTTCTCTACCTAAAGTATATGAAAAAATATTTGGTGCTATTTTATTTTCTTTGGTAGCTTTAAATTCTGTATTGTTATACAATCTCATGGAGTGCATCTTACCATGGTTTTGTCTTCTTTCCAAACCATACTTTTCAACTTTTCCAGATTGATTACATGGAATCATTATAGGATTAAATGATTTGGGTTTATCTTTACTTAAAATAAACATATACTCAAAAGATTGTTCATATCTATTATGAGTTAATGGCACATAATTCACTTTTTGATAAATCATTGTGTCGTGTAGATTAAATCCTATTTCTTTGAAGTGAAGAGCTTGTCGGAAACTCGTTCCAGATTCGGAACCGTTCTTCGTCTGATCACCAACTACCCAAACAACAACTCCACCTTTTTTAGTGACTTTGAAAAGCTCCTTGGCTACATTTTCAAAGTCAAAAGAATAACCATTATAAGTTCTCAATCCATCATATGGAGGACTGGTAACAGTTAAATCAATGGATTCTTCTGGCATCCTATCCATAGTATCCAGACAATTTTCATTATATATTTTATTAATTTCAAACATCACATTTAATCATTTTATCGTAGTAAATATCAGTCGCTTCTCTACCATCGCCAAACCACTTGGAAGGGAAATAAGATGTCTTATCACCAATCAAAGCTGCCCACCAAGAAAAGGTAGAGTTGCTCCCCACTACGATATCACATTTTGACATGTATGCAAGTTCTTTAATATCAGAATCTGATTTCATTATAATAAATTCTTTACCTTTAAATTCTTCTAAAACAATTTCGGGTGAATCTGTAAATACAAGAATTTTAGTATTCTTTACTATTTCAGGTGTGAAAATATCAAATAATTTATTAAAGTATTCGGTTCTACACACATAATGTATTGTTGCATGGTTCAAGTAATCACCTCGTCTTATATGAAATGCAATATTCAGATTGTTTCCCCATTTAGGAAGAACATCGACTTCTGGCAAGTTCAATAAAGAAATAAATTCATCTTTGTATTCTTCGAAGTATTTCAAAGATTGGAAATATCCATTCAATGATACAGACCCTTCATGGAATGGTAACTCATCATAATTAAATCTTTTTTCTTGAATAGGAGTGACATTTTCACTATAATTACCATATTCAAAATTCTTGAAGATTGTATCCTTATACACCAAAGGATTAGTTCCCTGACCAGCAAACCAATTATAAGGGTTGATGATCAATTTCTTACCATGTTTCTTGGCATAAGCATAACCAGCAGCTATTTGAAATAGCTGATTACCCACACCACCAATAACATTTACATAACAACTATTCATATTTAAAATTGAAATAATATAATTTTGTTATCGTAGTATGTTCCGAAATCGAAATATGAAAATTCTGCATTTGGAGTTTTTTTCAATATGTTGAGTAATCCGTTCGGATCATAACCAACATCTTCTATTATAATGACACCTCCCTTTTCTATTTTATCAGAATATAATTCTAACAATCTGACATGAGAATCTGGAGAATGGGGACAATCATCGATAAGAATCGTTATATTTTCAAATTTATTTGCTATTTCCTCGGTGTATGCGTCTCCTACTATATATTCAACATTTTTCCCAGAAATCCATTCATTATTTATTGGCACCGAATGTTCATTTTTATCATGTAGATTATCCAAACCATATATTTTACTATCTTCTGAAAAATATTCCCTCCATAATTTTAAAGATGCTCCGCTTCTAACTCCAATTTCAACTATAGTGTTGTCCTTATCTTTAAATTTTTTAAAGAAATCTTCACAAAATTTATCTATATAAGATTTTGGATGACCTTTATCTGTTCCATAATTAGGATTAATTCTCATATTTTCTTCAT